ATGAACGACAACGGAATTCTTGAGCACGTGCCCGGCCCGTGTGTGTCGCAGGCCCAACAGGCACTACCCGCAGCGGCGACTGCGGACGACCGCGACTACCCGGTCGAAATCGACGCCGCCCACGTCGGCCGGGTCCGCATCTTCTTTCGCAAGCAGAAGGCCAAGCGCGGGAAGTTCAGCCACTGGTTCTGGGTGGCTGTCCGCGCGGAGCGTGCTTGAGTTAAGCGACGGCTGCGACACACCAGCGCGCCTAGTATCGGCACACTATTGCACATTTCTCGCAACCTATTTCATACTTCCTTCCCCATTGTCTACTTTTGGAGGGTGCTGAAATGCATGAAAAGATCCGAAAGCAGGGAGTGCTGGCCGCCCGCAGAGGATTGACCCTATGGGATTGCCCATATTTCAAAGCGGAAGAGATGCCAGGCCACACCGGAGAAACACTCAGCAGCTGGAAGGCTAAGGTCGATGCTTGGGAGGCCGGCTGGATGAGCGTAAGGAAAGGCACAATGTCCCCGCCGCGTCGCATGATGTCCTTCCTGGAACGCAGAGTCTAGGCCGGTCCAACCAAATGCGCCCCTCATGGGGCGCTTTCGTTTGGCACTGCGCCCCAGCCGTGTAAGCGCCTAACGCGTCGGCCCAGCGCAAAGCGCCCGCCATTTTTTGTTTTCATCCAGCAAGTGCCGACGAGCGGCCTCCGGCGTGGCGCGGACCTGTTCCCTGGACTCGAAGTAAAACGGCCGCGCGTGATCGCAATACTCAACGCCCACGCGGGCCGGAGCCGCGCACCCAATCACGCTCAAGCTCATCAGCGACAGCGCCATCATCCATCCGAGCCGTTTCAAGCTGCACATTGCGCACCTCCCGACGGGCCTTCGCCGCCTGTTCATTGATTTGGTTCTTCCTCTCCTGCCGTTCTGCCTGGCGTCCTGTGGCGCGCCCCCGGTAGAAGACGCTGGCGAGCGCTGCCAACGCCAGACCGATCAGCAGGAGCCAGCCCTTAATTCGTTCAAGCCACTGCGGCATTTCCACCTCCCACCTCTGCGACTGCCTGGGCGTACAGCCCGCCCCAGGTCTGCGGGTGCGGCTTCCCGGGCCGCCATGTGCGGATGTACATGTCCCATGCCCCCTGCACGTCACCCACGGCGGGCAGGCGCCAGGCGTCCGTCCACATGAGCAGGCGTGCGAAGACTGCCGCCAGCACGTCGTCAGTCTCCAGCGCCGGATGAACGGCGGCCGCGACCGGTGCCACGCCGCGCAGGCCGCAGATCCTGTATGCAAGCTCGCGGCTGGCCGGATGGGTCAGCACACCACGCACCCCACCCCCGCGCTCAAACTGCCACAGCCCGCGAGCCGGTCCGTTGCCTAGCTGCCGCCGATGCAGAAAGCGACTTTCCTGCAGGCCGATGGCCAGCATCTGGACGCGCGCCGCAGGCGTGTCCATCTTGGCCGGCAGCAGCGCGAGCGCTGGATTGACCGCTGTCAGAATGATCGTCTTCAGGTCCACGATCAGCCCTCCCCGCCAGGCCGCACGCCAAACAGCTTGGCGCGAGCCTCGGCCACCCATTCCAGCAGCCCCTTCTGGCGCATGCTCGCCATCCACCGCATGTAAGCACCCAGAACCCACCAGGCCGGCAGACCAGCGAGCAGCATGCTTGGCCCCAACACGTAGAATTTCGCCAGCAGCGCGTCATCGCTGCCCGCACCATGCTGCGCGAGCCATGTCATGGCCTCCATCAAACTCGGCTTCCACGCGATCACCGCGCCCGCCAGCGCAGGCCCGAACATGAACGAACATGCCACCGTAGACACCGTGCGAACGGTGAACTCCCGCGCGGTACGCGGTGGCATGATCAGCAAGCCGAGAATCGCGGCAATCGCGGCCGGCACGCCATACGCCATTGCGACTTTCAAGGCCGCCAAGCCTCCCAGCCCCGTAGAACTCGGTTCCATTGAAATGCTCCTTTTAAGGGTGCGCATTGCTGCCTCCCGTTGAGTGGACAAAAAAATGACCCGCCGAAGCGGGCCGTATCTCGTTGCAGATGACTCACCGAACAAACGAAATCAGCGCAAGGTTTCCTGTGACCGATACGGTGCTGCCGAGCGGCCGGGGAAATACCAAGCTGATAGAGCGCGTACCGGCTGGAATATTGGTACGAATTGCGCTACCTGACTTTGTGTTGTCCCGCTCATCCGAGGTGTAGGCCGCAATAGGCGTGCGGCCGATTTCCACGCCGTCCAGATAGAGGCGGACATAGTTGCCAACCACAATCTCAGCCGCCGCGGACCTGGCCGAGAACTCGTAGCTGATCAAAGCAGAGCCAGCCGACGGCAAATTGAAGACAATCGCGGCTGAGTTGCTACCGCTACCCTCTCCAAATTGCAGATTCAAGGGAATAGCGTTCCCCGCCGACACCGCCCCATTCTTGAGCTGGAGAGTGTCCACCTGAGCCACGCCGATGTTCGCCGTCTTGACATAGGCTGTTTCGATGTTCGCCAACTTCGCAGTAAACGAATTGGCATCGATCCGATCGGCGCTCATATAGCCGGTGATAATCTTGCCGGCGTCCAACGACTCAATATGCCCGCTCTTGATCCATGCTTCGCCGAACAGCGCTTGATTGATGAACGCCTGCCCGTTTTGGTAAACGAAGCCAGCGGTGGTACTGACACCGTTAGGATGGAGAATGGCAAACCGATCTGCCATGACAAGCACCTGGGACTCAACAACGCCTCCCGTGTTCTCGACTCCAACTCCAATGCCCGCAATGTAGGTGCGCCCTCCCGAAGTGGTCTGCGTTTTCACGCTCCACATCGCAGCCAGGTCACCGTTTGTCTTGGCGATGGCCTGGCTCGTCTCCTGAACTCCAGCGAACGCCTGATCTGCCTTTTGTGACGCGGCCCCGGCCGTTGCCTGCACGTCCGTGACGCGGCGGCCCATCGCTTCATTCTCGTTCGCGCGGGTGGTCGATTCCTGCTGAATCAGGCCGGTGTTCTCGTCGACCTTCGCGCTCACGGTGCTGATGGTCTGAGCCATCGCCTCGTTTTCGGTCTGCCGTATCGTCTCCTCTTCGGCAATCCGAGTCTCAAGAACCGCGATCCTGTCAATGGGCGCCAGAATGTCCTGCGCCAATTGCGTCTTAGTGATCTTCCCTGTCAGGTACTCAAGGATTTCCCCGGCGTCCGAACTAGATTGGCCAAGCACACCATTGCCAGCGGGATACCGCGCGCCAGCAACGCGATTCCGATCGCGCAGAATCGCCCAGAAGTAGAGCCGCGCGCCGGCAGACAGCCCCATCAAGGTCGTGCTGTCTTGTGGAAATGCGTAGTCCCCCAGTTTTTGAGCCGACTCAAACGAAGGCGCAGTGCTGTACCAGATCTCCGTGCGCTCGATGATCGACGGCCCCGAGGGCAATCCCCACTTCAATCGGATAGCGAACACCAAGGGCGTGGGAATCAAGCTCGTGACCATCGGCGGCGGCGCAAGGATGCCGTCCAGTTGGGTCAGCGCGGACGATGCCCAAATTGACGACACATCCAACGCATTCAAGGCGCGCACGCGACACATGAACGCGCCCGCGTAGATGCCCGGTACCTCAATGCTCGTGGACCCCGTGCGCGGGAGATTTACCCATTCCGAGTTGTCCCGCCGCCATTGCACCTCGTACGCAACCGCACTCGGCGCCCGGGTCCAGGAGAAAACCGCAGTGTGGCTGGCATAGCCCTGGCTGATCACTGGGTAGGAGGTGATGGTTACGTCCGTAGGAGGCGGCTGCACTCCCGGTGGAATAACGGAGATCGGCGGCGGATCCAGGCGTGTGCCGAAATCGACATTGTTGAATTTGCCCGGCTCATGCTGAATTGCCGAGATATCGGCCCGCAGACCACCGACGCGCCTTACTCGCACCACCCGGAAACGCTGCGTGGACAGTGCCTCCGACTCCAGAGCCCACACACATTCAGGTTCGGGCACTTCCGAATACGGCGCGGTCACCGTAAGGACCAGCACAGTCCCCGGCAGGCCAACCATATCGGCGGTCAATTCGGTGGAATCAACCGTGAAGGTTGTCATGTCAGCCGTCAGCCCCTGGCCGGTGGCAGTGCTGATAGTCCGCGTCTCCGAGACACCGCTGGGCAGATTGACCGTAAGCCGATCCCCCGGGCGTACACCGAGCGCAGCATCTACCGTGATCACAGTGTCCGTCGCGGCCCGGATACGCCCGCCTATGCGCCTTCCAGCCAGGTTCTGATCTGCCACGCGGATAATACTTCCCGGGCGCACTCGGCATGAATCCAGGCCCACCGAGAACGTTACGGAGCGAGTCTCCATGCGCGAGGTCAGCAGAAGCCACTTCCCTACCCGATTGGCTTGGCCACGGGATGTGCAACCGAATGCGCTGACCTCGACTTTCTTCAAGCCATACCGCGCGAGCGCCTCCCGGTCCTCCACATACTCGACCTTCTGACGGCCCATGTCCGAAAGGTCGTTCCATGAGACAAGCGCAACCGTGTGGCGAGTGTTCAGCGCCGAGCCGACATAATTGAAACGCTGGCCGATCACGTTTGCACCCGTGAACGTGTAGACGGGATCGCCAGGCATATCCGCGACCGCAACCACGTAACCGCTCGACCAATAGGCCATGCCGCGGAACACGGTCGCAAGGTCCTGGATTACGCGGTAGGCTTCAGACGCCGACTGGAGGTAGCAGTTGCAGGTAAAGCGGGGCTCTTGCCCGCCGAATCCATCCGGCACCAGCTCGTCGCAATAGCGCCCGATCTGATACAGCCCCCACTTGTCCAGCCAGCCCGCAGGAATGCGCTGGCCGAGGCCATAACGCTCGTTGCTGACCAGATCAAAGAAGATCCATGCCGGGTTGTCCGTCCACGCCAGCTTGAATGTGCCATCCCAGGTGCCGTAGTAGTTCCGCGTTTCGGGGTCATAGTTGGACGGCACGCGTATGATTCGCCCCTTCCAGTCATACGCTCGGGTCGGAATGCTTTGAAACCGCGAAGCATCCACCTTGATTCCGACTACGGCCGACATGGGATAGCGGAGCTTCGCATCGATCACCTCCGCGTAAGAGTCAATCAGTGTGCGATCCGCGATGGTGTTGCTATTCGCATTGGGGGTAAGGCGGACGACCCGAATTGACCACCCCTGGCGGGCGGCCGGCAGATCGACGCGATGCGACCGCGGATAGTGCTGCGTGGTCTTCCCATCGGCTGCGGCGGTCAAAACCGTCTGATAGACGCCCCCATCGGTGCTGATCTCAATCCGGTACTCAACCCGATAGCCTCCGATACCCTTGCTTTCATTGGCCTGGCTGAGTCCGCTAAAGCCAAGATTCACACGCACCGCCGAAAGTTGCAGGTTGTTGAACGCCTGAACCCAGGGCGCGCCCGCCTTGAGTTCAGTGTTCACCGCAACCGTGTTCTCCGAAGCCGGAAACCCCGGCAGCGGATCCTGGGTCTGGGTGCCAGTCCGAAAGTCGATTTCAATATCCGGGACGTTCAGAGAGCCGTCCGCGTTAGCCACAGGCGTGCCGTTCAGGTACACATCACGCAGCCCCCAGGCGGCTCCGTGGGCCGGGCCGTACACCTCGCCTTCCGAAATGAGATCGATGATCCGGGCGTATGCGGTGCCATGAAGGCTGTCCGGAGACTCCTTGGGGCCTCGTCCTCCACCGCCGCTTTTGCCGCCCCCGTGACCAACGATGGGCAGTTGCGCTCCACGGGCTCCGCCAGAAACAAAAAAAGCGCCCGAAGGCGCCTTGTTGGCTCGATGTTGCTGCAATGTCATACCTGGTCCTCTGCATAGATTCCCGCGGAGATCACTGCGCTGCCCACGATCATCCGGCCGTACAGCACCGGAACAGGATTACCCTGTGCCGATGTGTTGACCGGCCCATTGAAGTTGTAGGATGCGCCATTGTCCGGGCCATCTTTCGCGCTCAGGCCACGCTGTTGGGGCGAGAGCATCTGCATTACCCCACCCAAAGCCATCGACACTCCCATCGATAACATCATTGGCGCAGCTATTGCTCCCTTCGCTCCAAGCGGAAGAGCGATTGAGGCTGGCATATAGAAGGCAGCGACGATCAGGGCCGCCCCCAACAGAGTTTGGAACAGCCCTCCTTGCTTCGCACCCGCGAGGATCGGCGCAATGCGGATGACGTCATCCCCCGGGGGAACTCGAATCTCGTCCTCGCCAATATTCCGCTTACCCAGGAAGCAGGCGTACCGAATCCCTCGCTCTTCGCTGCTGGCAAGCGCTTGCTCGAACCCAGGCAACACAACGCAGAGCGCGCGGATTGCCTCAGCGGTATTCGCAACCGCCAAGCGATGCACCCGGCCGAATTGAGCGCCCAGCTTGCCGTACAGCCGAACATCCCGCAATTTCTCACTCATCACCTACCCCATATAACGCAGCACCAGGCGCGTCGCCTCGCGCCAGTAACCGCCATACACCACCCGCTCCGAATCACGCCCGTAGAGGTGGTGCAGCATCGCGTCCGGTACCGGGAAGAGATCCGGCGCTTCCTTCAAGACAGTCGAGCCAATGAATACGCCCGAGTGGTTAACGCGATCGGACCGAATTTGCATCAGCACCACGTCACCCGGCTCCATATCTTCGCCAGTGCACAGGGGCCGAAATCCGGCCTCTGCATAGTGGTCCATGTACAAGTCGCCTTCGCGCCCCTCGTTCCACCACCCGTCCTCCCGGTGGAAATCCCGCAAGACAATGCCCCTCTCTCGCGCATACCAGTCGCGCACCAGGCTGTAGCAGTCCAGCACCCCGTGGGCGAAAGGCCGACCGAGCAGCGGCGCTACAAACCCTTCGGGCGCAATGCCGACGATCTCCCCCGCCCTCACGGTGCCCTCTTCGTCCGCGTTCACCGTCAGGATGAACCACGGCAGCGCGCTTTCCTCACAAGCCACCCTATCCGCGTCGTGGATCAGTAGAGGGTGCTGGTCCGGGTGGGAATGGATGACTGCCGTAATGCGGCCTGCTTGCTCTGCGTCGGTGTAGTCTCGCGGGTCCATCACGAAATGCTCCGTTCCGGTCGCGAGGTTTCGGCAAGGCCGATACGTCTCCCGCCGACCGACAAGCACCACCAGTCCACAACACTCGCGCGGGTACTCCGCCACCGCATGAGCGCGGATGGCCTCCACAGTCTTCTTGCGCATGATTAACCCCTGATGCGGTCAGCCGAAGGAAAGCCGCCGAAATTGATAACTTCGTACTCGCCGAACCGCTTTTTGCAGTCCGAGAGCAGGCCCGAGCAACGGTCAAGGGTCGGGTCAGATACCGGATTGCCCTGGATATCGAACGTGCGCGAGCCCGTATAGCCGCAGTAGGTTCCGCGGTATCCGCCTATGGTCAGCCAGCCACACGCGCCAGCGATGATCTGGCGCGCCGGCAACATCTGTCCGCTGAAATCCAGCGCGCTGGAAAGCTCGAATTCGACAGCCTCCGCCGTTTCCGCTGTCTTCTGCTGCACAATCCAAATCTCGTCCGGATACTGCTCGTCAGGCGACGCCGTGGGGTTGCCTTCGGGGAAGTTCCGGGCGTCCAGGTACTTGCCCAGCGTCCGCCGGACAATCACCCGCGCCCCCACAAGGTCATCCAAGGCCAAGCACAGCGCCGAGATCACCCCAACAATGGGCGTGCCATCCTCCTGGCGCCCGATGTTTCCCACCCTCAGCGTAGGGGTCGGCTGCTGCCCTTCCCCCGTCTGCTCAAAGCCCTCTGCCTCGATGGCCCAGGGGTCGTACTGCTTGCCCTGCCACCAGATCGGATCAACCTGGCTATGCCCGTGGAAGCGAAGGATCGTGCCGCCGATGTTGCTTGCGTCCAGTTCGAATAGGCGGATCTCCGAACCGACTTCCAGCTTTTGAACGTCTGCATTGATTCCCATGTGTTTCCTCCTTATGCGTTAATGCTCGCGGCAAGGATGAATAGGTCATCAATCTGCTGCTGCGTCAGGCCCAGCTGCGTAGCAATCGCGGCGAGCATTTCGCTGTCGCGTCGGAATTCCTGCATGTCCGCCCAGGCCCGCTGGTACATCGGCGGCGTGTCCGGATGATTGATCAACGCGTCAGCGGCCTCGAATACGGTGGTATCGCCGAGCGGCGTCTGCCACATGGCCTCGCGGCCTTGAAAGCGTGAAACAACCTGCGGCACCACCGGGCCAGGCGGCGCAATCTCGGTAGCCTGTGTCCAGTCGATATTCATTGCGGCAACTCCAGCATCCCGTCCGCGGGGTCTACGATGTCATCAGGAAATCGCGCGGCCTCGCCTGCGCCCGCGCTAATAGGGAGCAGGATCGGCACGATCAGGGCCCCGTCTACGCGCCGCACGTCTCCTGCGATGAAATCGCAGTTAATGGCGGCCTGCGGCAGCACGTTCCCGTCTCCAAGCGGGGTGAAGTCGAAGACCTCACCATTGATGGTGAGGACGTCTCCCTCCTTCGAAACAGCCAAACCCCGATCCCAAGAGATGGGCGATAGCTTGATGATCATTTCCATTTCCCTACGACAGTGAAACGCGCAACCCCGCTGCCGCCCACAATGGGCGAGGGATTGGGCGAGGCCAAATAGCCGCCGCTGGCGATCTGTGTAGTGGTAGCGTTCGCCGCGTATGCCAAATAGGACGCCCGCCCGCCAACGTCACCATCCGAGAAACTTCCCGCCACAACGCGAGGCGTTGACACGAACGCCGCGGGAAGCGTGAAGCCTCCAAGGTTGCAATAGGTATATGCGCCGTTAGAGGTCCATGCAGCTCCGACTAGGGACACACTTTGCTCAACCCAGCAAATCATCGTGCCGTCACCGAACTTGATGAACGTGCCATTCGAGTTGGTGCCGTACTCGATGATGGCGCCGCTCGCGGCAGCACCGCCCATGGCAACGTCCATCATGGTGACGGCCCCGGTGGAGGCGTTGATGAAACTGCGGACTTGGCCGTACGCCGTCCCGTACCAGCGGTACCAGCCGGCACCACGGACGTACACATCGCCACAATCACCGACGGGCAGCAAGGCTGTATTGCTCACAGGGCCCCGCATGCGCCAGCTTTCCCAGGAGCCGCCCGGTGTGCCGAAGCGGGTGAATACCCGATCATCCTGGCCGTTGGCCAGCAGCGTCACGGTCTGGTGGACCAGACCGGATGTCATCCGCTTGATTTCCAGGAAGCCCGACGCAATTCCACCGCCAATAGGCGGCCAGCCGGTTCCGGCCGTGACAACCGTCCCCAGCGTCCACGAGTAGACCTTGTCATCGGCCGGCAGCGTATTGAGATTCATCGCCGCGGTCACATACTCCGTGGACACGGAGAGATCGACCGACGCGACCTCCTTCCAGGCTGACCATGTCGAGGCTCCAGTCTGCATGCGCCACCACTTTCGGAACGGCGTAGTGCGCGTGCTGATCTCCTGCAGCGTCGCATTCCCGAAGTTTTGGACTTCTAGGAAGCAGGTAACGTTGCCGGCCGGGTAATTGTTGGCCAACGTGGCGGCAGATGACTGGTTCTGCCAGTACGGCCCGGGAACGTTATAGGTGTTGAGGTCATGCGCGGTGGTCGGCAGAACCTTGGCCGTGCTGCCACGCACATAGACGGCAGTCCCCCATGTGTACCAGCCATCACCGTCCACGTATACATCACCATGGTTGGCGGTCGGCATCACCGCCGTTGACGAAATTGGCCCGGCGATACGCCAGTCATACCACGTCCCACCGACTACTCCATAGCGCTCGAATATCAACGGATGCGAAGCGCTCGCCTGTGGGAGGGTTAGGCGCTGAAACACTGTCGTTGCGCTATAGGCTGTGACTTCCAGATGACCACGGCCAACAGCACCTGCGACGAGCGAAGGCCAATTGGTGCCGCTCGTGACAACCGCGCCACTTGTCCACGTGTAGACGTTATTGACCGCCACGAGACTGTTGGCATCAGTAGCGGCTGTCAGTGCGGACACCGTTATGGTATCGAGTGATCGGGCAAGTTCCTGCCAGAGCCCCCAGGTGAGCGACGTACCGAAGCGCACGCGCTTGAACGTGCGAATGGCCCCACCGGTACCGTTGCGGGTGGTATAGGTCTGCGTGACCTGTCTATTATTCGCCTCGGCAGTCTCTACTACGAGCGTGCCCGCCACTGCGATAGGCCAATTGTTCGCGGCCGAGGCGTGAGCGTCCGAATTGATGTAGTACGAACCGGGGTCCGTCACGTCGTTCGCGTTCGTGCCGTCACTAAGAGGCACCGCATACATCAATGGCTGCTGGGAACGAAGCATCTTTCCATCAGCGCCAAGGCCCGCCACACCATTCGCGGCCCCGATCACGGTAGTGTCTAGGGACGCAACCCATGGAGACCAGGAGCCTCCCACGAGGGACCGGCTGTAGGACTTGTTGCTCGGTGCGGCGAAATAGACCTGGGTCACCGCCGTTGTCGCGCTGCCTGTGAAACTAGGCGCGTAAGGGCACAGAACCAGCAGCGTGCCAGACTGTGCGACGGGGAAATTCGACCCGCCTGCCGCGATAGTGCCGGACGTAACGACCCAGTACCCGCGCACCAAGTAAGCCGCGCTGTTCAGATCCTGGCCCGCGGCCATACTCCCGCTGTACGGGAACGCATTGGAAAGCGTGGCCGACTCCGTCCATCCGGTCCAAATGCCGTTGTAGAACGTGCGCCAGAACGCCCTTGAATCGTTTCCAGTCCTGTACTGGGTGTAAAACTGATAAACGAACGCCGCCGAGGGCGCGAATACTTCCAACACCCCTGCCGTGGCCACCGGATAGTTCTGACCAGCCGCGGCGCCAGCGTTCGTCGATTGGTGAAAAAGCCCCGACGTCACGTAGGTATTGAGGTCCACCCCCGAAGGCAGTTGCCCCGGCTTGAACACTTCATCCAGAGCGGCATTCAGGGCAGCGAAGTTCCGGTTTGCCTTCTGCATCGCATCGCGCAGAGGGTCACCGGTCCGGTCGTTGGCGACTACGCCAACTTTGATAGATTCGATAACCGCCATGATCTAAGGCCTGAAAGTTTGTTGAAACGTGACGGAGAGGGAGTAGGCCCCGCCCCCCAAGGCGACGGGCTGGTAATCCGCCGCCGTGTAGTAGCCTGGTTGGCCTAGCGGGGGAGTCCAAAGGAATGCGCGACAGCCGGCATGGCGGTCGAGGAACGCCACGATGGGCGCAATCGTGGCCTCCTTACCAACGAACTGAAGCGGCCACGACTGCACCTTGTTGTTGATGCCGTCTGCCGCCTTCTGCGTGTAGCCGTCCCCGAACTGGGCTTCCAGTACCCGGAATCGGACACTGCCCTGCGCGTTGATACGTGGCACCCATGAGAAAACTTCCATTAACCAGACCTCCCATAGGCGTTGTTCCAGGACGCGCCGCCCGGCTTGAATGAGCGGGCAATCTTCTGGTCAATTCGGGCGTCAACGAAATCGCCGATCTCCTGACCGAATTGTTCCCACCCTGCCGGCGCGTCAGTGTTGGATTGGCCATTCCCTTGCACGTAAACATTGACCTCGACGCCCCCGCTGCCGCCTGTACCGCCATTCCCCGCGGATCCTGCGGTGAGCGGCGTGACGTAGCCACCGCTTTCGCCTGTCATGAGGTAAGTCTTGCCCTCTGTCGTGAACAGCTCGGGCCCCTTCTCGTTCACTTCCCACAATTGGCCCGACCCCACGCCACCACCCCCAGCGCGCCCGCCCATAACACCTAGAGACTCCAGCGACCAGGGATTACTGGTGTTGGTCGTTGTCCAATTGCTTGGCTGGAACAGACTGGTGGCGAAGCTCGTGATCAGCCCGAATAACGGCGATGCGGCGGCCTGGGCCTGCATCTTGATCATCGACGCCGCGAACGTCCGCAGGACCTCGCCTATGCTGACTTTGGTGCCGGTCGCCCAGGCCGCCCCAGCATCGACCAGCCCGTCGTATAGCGACGTGAATGCACTCTTGGCCTGGCCCGCAACATCGCGCGCCTTGTCCGCATAGTCTTGCCAAGCGGCCATCGCCCCGTTCGTCCAGTCCGATTCGGCCGCGCGCAGGCGTTCGGTCGCATCCAGTTCCAGCTTCAGACGCTGCTCCTGATAGCGCGCAAGTGCCGCGAGGTTTTGTTCATAGACCGATTGGGGGATGCGATTCTCGCTACGCGACCGCGAGAGGTCATATCGGCGTCGATCCGCATCCTGATTGATCTGATCAATACGACTCTGCTGCTCGCGCTGCGACGATCCCATGCCCACCGCGGCAACTTGGCTGCGTATCGCCTGCTCTCGTGTGGAAAGCGCATTCAGCAGTGCATCGTTGTATGCCGCGACCTGTAGAGTCTCTTGCCGGTTCAAACGAGCAATGGCGTTGTCGTGATCCTTCTGGGCCTGTTCGATGGCCGCGTTCACGCGGCGCAGCTCGCCCTCGTAGCGCTCCCGCGCCTTGATACGGGCAGCACCGCTAGAAAGGTCGATCTCCTTTTGCAGGATTGCCGCCTGATTGCCCAGGGCGGCCTGCCGCGCAGAAAGTTCCTGCGCCAGCGCTTCGCGGGCTGAAATCAAGCCCTGCTGTTGTTGTGCGCGGATCTCGGAAAGATGATTCCGCAGCGCGTCCTCTTCGTCCCGGTACTGCTGTTGCAGCGCCTCGATATCGCCTGACAGCGCGAACCTGTCGGCACGGTCGGCAGCAGTCTTGCCCGCCTTCTCGTACTTTTCGGTCAGTTCCTGCTTGCGGGCAGTCGCGACGGCCAGCGCCTCGTCATACTTCGCGCTGCCCTTCTCCAATCCAACGACAGCAGCAGAAAACTGAGCTTCCACAGCCTTGATGTTGTCTGCGTACTGCTCCTGGCTGGTTTTGTGCTTTCCGCCGCCGATGAAGGCATTGACGCGATCATCGCGCGCCTTTGCATCGCGTTCCTCAGCCGCCCGCTGCCGCGCTTCAAATGCCTCAAGATCCCCCCCGGCCACCGTGGGCGTCATCCGCCCCTGGATCTGGGTAAGTTCTCGGCCAAGTTGCCGGATTCGGTTCTTTGCGCCTCGGTCTCCGCCGTCTGCCGCCGCCCTGTATCGCTCGATCTCGGCGCGCAGATACTCCGCCCTGTTTGCGTCGGATTGCGGCGTGTAGTCGAAGGCATTAACCGGATTAAGGAAGCGTAGGGCGCCCCCCGCACCTGCCGCAGCCTGGCCCCAAAACCCCGCGCCCTCCTTCTTGGCGCGCTGCATGGCTTCAGTGACGCCGTTCACCCCATCAGTGAGGATGTTCAACTGCTCCGCGGCGAATTTGCCCAAGCCTGAATCCACGACAGTCCGGACAAAATCCGTCCATGCCGTGGAACTCCGCCCCAGTGCAGCCTGCGCGGCGGCAGCGGCTTCCTCCACCGATCCGGCAAACTCGCGACGAAGTTGATCAGCAAACTTAGGCAAGAACTCGGTGGAAATGACTTCCCCCTGCTCAAGCATCTTGCTCAGTTCGCTGGTGCTGACACCCATTGCCCGAGCGGCGATTTGAAACGCGCCGGGCAGCCGCTCGCCTAGTTGCCCTCGCAACTCTTCGGCCTGTACGGTCCCCTTGGATATCATCTGCTGAACGGCCGTCAGCGCCCCGCTGGTTTCATCGGCGCTCAGATGCAGCACCGTCGAAGCCTCGGCAATGGCCGTGAAGATATCTCGCGTCCGCTCCCCCTCCAGGGAGGTGCCGCGCGACGCCGCGGCCAGCCCAACATAGTCCTTGGCCACTTGGTCCAGGCTAAGGCCCAGCCGGTTGGTCGTGACGCGCAGGTACTCCATGTCCTGGGAAGCGCCCAGCACACTGCCGCCGTTAATGAATTTGAGACCAACGGTCAGCTTGTCCACTTGCGCCTGGATCTCGACCACGCCACGAGCGGACCGAAGAGCCGCAGCCTCAATGCCAGCAAGCACCGGCACACCTACGCCTACGCCAACCAATGCAACGCCCAGGGGACTCATTCCTGCCGCCAACTGCGCGATTCTCTCGCCCGCAGAAGCCGCACCCGAGGTAACACGATCCAGACCAGACCGCAGCGCCGTAGATTGGTCCGCAGCCCGCTTCATCGACTCTTCAGAAGCCGCGATTTGAGCAATGAAGGGCGCAGCCTGGTTGGTGACGCCGAGTTGTGCCGCCTGCAATCGGAGCAGTTCGGAGCGTGCCAGGCCGGATGTGCTTGCCTGCTGCGTCAACGAGCGCATATAGCGCGAGATTGCCCGCGTGGACGCTTCGCTGCCGTTCTGCGTGGCCTCAGCCACCGCCCTCTGGGACGCTTCGGTACGGCGAGCCGCGGCCTCGTTCGACGCCGCCCAGGCGTCGGCCGACCTGCCCGCCCGCGCCAATTCCAGGATGTACCCGGATGCGTCCGCGCCAAGCCGGACAGTTGTTTCGTTCGCCATTCCCTACCTCTTGACTGCTTCCGCAACCTTGCTTTCCAGAACCTTCTTGATCGCGTCTGCCGCGCGCCCCTTTGTTGCGTCATACGCGGGGTGAAAGAAAGGTTCCGCCGCTTGGCGGGACGAACCCCATTCCTTGAATCGCCAATAGAAGGCGTCCCGTGCAATGCCGACCAAGTAGGACGCTCGGACGCCGCGCAATGAGTCGTCCTCGTCAAACACCACGAAAATCGACTTTTTCAGCGTTCCAGGCGGGTACAGCTTTCCTGCCCGCTTGTGCTCCTGCGTTCCGAGTGGCGCCCGAAGCACAACCGCCTCATGCACCACGCGTGCGCCCGCCACTGCGGCCTGACGGAGTGCGCTTTCGGACGCCACTGTTTCCAGCCGGTTGAGCACGTCCTTTATCCCGGCGGGATTGACCACCGTCATAGTCTTTGCCATGGCTTTCCCCGCTCGTAGGCACTTCACCAAAGAGCGTTGCCGTAAGCAGCTCGGACATACGCTCTGGATCGTCGATCAGAATCAAGCCTTCCGCCGCCTGCTGGTTCACGCGACGCGTTGCATCGTTCCAGGGGAGGAAGAACAGGTCGTCAAACGGCTTCGGGTGATTCTTGGTGTCACGGTTAATGTTCGCCAGCATCGACACCACAGCGCCGGCACGCCGGTCCTCAATGTGAGAGCCGAACGGCTCGATGTTGGCAAACGCCATGTACTCAGCGAACTCAGCACTGCTTAGGCGCCGGAGGAGTTCCCCGACCGGGATGCCGATTTGGAGCGAGAGCCGGAACGCGAACCGCCGCTCCGGGCGGTTCCGGAGTTTTTTTCGGCGTCCTCCATGGCCTGCTGGCCGATCCCGTTCAACTGAGCCGCAGCCCCCGCCAATTCGTTCAGGATGCCGGCAGGCAATCGCTGAAGGTTGCCAATATCGGCCTCGGTGAACACCAGGGCGCCTTCTTCGTCCACGGCTGTGGCGACAACCAGCCGGGCCTGGAATTCGGAAAGGGGCGCCCCGGGCTTCGTCGCCGAAAGAAACACGTCCCGGCCCTCGGCAGTGATTTCGCTGATTCGCAGCACGCGCTTGCCCACCGGCACGTCTTCGTAACGTGGGGCGTGTTCGGTGAACAGCTCGCTCTTTGTCAGAAGCTTCATTCTCAGCCTCCGCTCACGACAGGACCAGTGATGCGCAGCGGCACGCTGGCCGTCGCCACCGCGTCAACACCACCCGACAGCGGATTGGCACGCACGTAGGCATCGAAGGTGCGCGTTTTGTTGTTCGGCAGAGTCAGCCGGAAGCTACGCAGCGAGTTCGACGTGTACGCCGCGGACAGAGCAAGTTGACCCGGATCTTCCGCCGCGGTGATGTCATCGAACTTCTTATTCAGTTCAATGGTGAAGCTGCCGTACCGCGCAATACCCAGGATGATTTCCTCGGCCCGGCTGTCCAGATCGGTCGTGTCGATTTCATTGGCTTGGCCGTCGAAGCCGCTAAAGGATTTCAGACCGCCGATCTTGGTCCATTGCACGGGCGTCAGCGTGCCGCCGCTGGTATAGGCAGTCATGGCGGCAGCGTTGACGTTCGCCAGCGCCACGGTGTTGGCGGTGACGTACTCAACCACGGCCTTCACGCCATTCAGTTCAGTAGTGCCGACGATACCGGCGACGGTCACCACGTCGCCCGGCTTCAGCCCGTGGGCGGTCGCCGTGATCACCACCGGATTGCTCAGTTGCACGCCGGTAATGTTCTTGGCCGCCCCGGTTGTGCCCGAGATCTCCAGCTTGGAGTTCTGGGCGGAGATAGCAGTTTGTGCCATTCGTATACTCCGTAAAAAAACAAAGCCGCCCGAAGGCGGCTCAGAAAGTGATCAGGGGGGATCAGTAGTACAGGCTGAAGTCCTGCGTTATGCGGGTGAGGTTTGTGTCTTCCTCCCGGCTTGAAGACCACCCGCCTAGAGGCATTGCTTTCAACTGCTCGTACATCGCCCTGCCCACGGCCTGTATCAGCGCCTCGGCATCGTCCAGGTCGGCCGCATAGATGTCGATGCGCAGTCGGGAATTTCCGAGGCCGTCCGGGCCGTCCAGGTCGCCGACTGGATCTCCGCCCGCTGCGGTGTAGACGATCCACGCCGGCTCCGTTCCCTCCGGCGCCACACCGGGAAACACCTTGTCCGCCACCAGGGAATTCAAGGCCTGCGGGACGATCACGCTGATCAGGGCCATTTACGCCTTCCTTTTTCCTGCGACAGCGACCACATCAACATGCTCGCGGTCCACCAGATCAAGAAGCACCTCGGTTATCTCGTAGATCGCCCCTGCGGTCCGGATGCGCATGTCAGTCGTCAGATTGGTCCGCCATGGAATCCGAAAGGAGGTCGATACCTCGGCCACCTCCAGGCCTGACGTTACGAACTCCCTTCCCTTCGGCTGCGAAGCATTGGCCCAGGGCTTGCACACCAGCTCCCACCCCACGACAACATCTTGTCCGGACGCCCGTCTTTCCTTTATCGGACGATCAATGCTGATTCGCAGCTTTCGACGACCTGCCGCAAGTGACGGCTTAGTCATAGAACCACCTGTGCATTTCCATGATCTGCTGGGCGCCCATCGGTACGATCTGCTCTGCCACCTGCGAGGTGGCGCCGCGGTTCTCATTGCGATGAGCCGTGATCATGAGCAATGCGTTCAGCACATCCATGTTCATGAGCAGCGCGTTTGGCGGCGCGTCCGAAGGCAAATCTGGTCCCTCGAAAAGGAGTCGGCCTGTGCGGGCCTCGAACAGACTGATTGCGCCTTCCCAGTAAGCCGTGAGCAGCTTATCGCTGACATCCTCTTCTTCGATCCGAAGGTGCTCCCGGATATCGCTCAGTTCCAGCATTGGCATTCACGGGCCGGTTTCCCGGCCCGCCCCGGTGGTTTAGGCGGTCTTGCCTTGCAGCGCTTTGATAGCCGCGGTGTCCTGGAGGACGCAGCCGAAGCGATGGAAGGCCAGGAAGCCGGTCTGGTCGTACTCGGCGTAGCGCTCCACCAGGCGCTTGAGCACCATGTAGCGCACACGTCGCAGGATGAACTGGTCGAAGTCACCCGCGAACATGAACTTGGCACCGGCCGCCACGGACGGAATAGCCTGGTCGATCACGTACTGGTACTTCAGCAGGCGCGCCGGGGCGCCCGCGTCCAGGCCGGGGATCCACAACGGCCGGCCGTTGCCGTCCTCCATTTCTTCCAGGATCTGGAGCGTGGCGTCGTTAAACGCCAGGCGGAACTTCGGCGCGTTGCGGTACGCCGGGTCGATCGAGTGAATCAGGGCGTTCACCTCCTTCCAGGTGAAAGTACCTGCCGCAGCGGTTTGCTTGCCGACCGAGGCGGACACCGCCAGCCCCTTGGGTTGCGCCGGAGTGCCCGTGCCGGACCCCATGACAATCAGGCGGGATTCCGCGCGGCCGATACGCGAGGCGATACGGCCAGCCAGGTAGCTATCCATATCGATGCCGGTATCGGCCAGCAGTTCGTTGGAAACGCGAATAACCTTGGACGTCAGCTTGTGCGAGCCCAGGGCATCCATGCCGAATTCCACATCCTTTTCGCCAGCGTCGGTGTTCTCGCCGATCAGCTCGCCTTCGTCGTTCGTGCCGTCGCTGGTGGGCCATTCAATCGCATTGCCGCCATCGGTGACCAGGACTTGCGCAACACTGGCGATGCCGCCGTACTGCTTCATAGACTCCTGCACCTTCGCCAGGAACGTCGTGGGAACGGTGTACCCCCCCTTCTCAGGGCCGGTCACGCCCTGGGCGCGGGCCTCTTGCAGCAACGTGCGCTCTTCCGGCGTCAGCTCCGCCATGCCCTGGCGCATGAACTTGTTAAACGCCTGGGCACGCTGTTCGTCCGGACTGGACTTGCCCGCGGCAGCAGCCGCGGCCGCGGTCAGATCACCAGCATTGTCTTCGACGTAGCGCTGCTCGGTGTCGCGCAGCTCTTCTTCGCGCTGGATTTGATCGTCCAGTTTTTTCAGGTCGGCTTTCATGCCGTCCCATTTCGAACGCTGCTCATCACCCCAGGCGTTTTCGCCCTGGGCATCGTGGTAGGTGCGCATTTCCGCAGCGATGCGCGCACGCTTTTGCTTCAGTTCAGCAAGGGTCATATCGACTCCATTCAAAAAGAGATAAGAGAGGTCAATTCAAGGAAGCGCTCGCGTGCGCGACGCTCGTTAACAGCCTTGGCAGCCAGTTCCTGCATGCCTTCGGCCTTCTTCTTCCAGCTGTCCAGCGAGCGCTGGGCGGCGTGGCTATCGCCATAAGCCGGGTACGTCACAGGCGATACGTCGCGGAGTTCGGCCAGCTTGTGGATGGTTCGCACGACGATTTCGCCCTCTCGGCGCCATTCGTCACCGTCCAGGGCTACTCGGAATCCGAAACTCGATCCGGTAACGTCGCCACGTTCAAGAGGCGTCAGAACCAAATCCCGGACGGTTTGGGTATCAGGCGGATCAATGGTGTAGGCCAAACCTCGGGAGTCCAGCTCCAGGCGCAGCGTGTTGCTCCGCGTCCGGCCGAGGACGAAATTCGAATCGTGGTTGAAGAGTGCCCGCACGTCGTCACCCATCACGTCATCGAACGCCCCCGGCGCGATCTCTTCAACAAACGAGCCGAAGAGCAACGCGCTGCGGCTGTTAAATACAGCCGCATAGCCCGTGATCTGCGGCCGCGCCGACTCGCCTTCACCAGACATACGAAGCTCGCACGGCTGGTTGCCCAGCGTGCGCATTTCAAGGTCTTTCATAGTCTTCCCTATTGGGTTTCGGCCAACGGCTTTGCCGGTGGCTTTCCGACCTCGGAGGCCGGCTTTGCGTTGACGCTGATCAGAAGTTCGGACAGGCTTTCGCGCGGGCTCATATCCTCCAGCGCACGGACCTCGTTGCGGTCCAGCCAGCCATCAGTAATCCCGTAGTGGTAAAACTCGGCTCGCTCCTTCGGCGTTCCGCGCAATAGACCGCCAAGGTTGAACTTGACGTAATAGCCTGCACGCCGCTCAGCTGGAGTGAACAGCTTGCAGTTGAGTTCCTGCTCCCAGTTCACGGCCCATGGCATGATCGAGTAGCGCACGAAGCGGATACTCTGCTCCGTGATGTTCGAGTTTGTGGCGCGTTCCAGGTCGTTGATCATGTCCGCCGGAACGTTATAGATAGCCGCAATTTCCGTGCGGTTCATCTTGCGCGTTTCGAGGAACTGCGCGGCCTCCGGAGGGATGGTCAGCGCGCGATAATCAAGATCCGCGGGTAACAGCAGCGTCTTGTTCTTGGAATCCACCAAGCGGCCCACCGCACCCTTCCAGAACTCCTTCAGGCGCGTCCATGAATCCTTGCTCAAGTCCCCCTTGACCGTCAGGACGCCCGTAGGCCTCCCGCCGCCCTCGAAGAACTCGCGCCCGTACCGCTGCGCGGCCAGTCCCAACCCCAGCATATCTGCGTGCTGCTGGATAATTCCCCTTCCCATGCGGCCTCGGGAGCCAAGCGCCCTAACGTGAATCATGTCCTCGGGCGCGACCGCGAGGGGCCGGCCGTCCTCGTCCAGGGTGCTGTACAACCATCGGCCCGCAGGCTTGGTCAATGTCGTAGACCAGGGTTCATGAAATTCCAGACTACGTAGCTCCCCCGCGCGGCTACGGACTATCCGCGTATAGCCGTTTCCCCAGCCAAGAACGTGATGATGCTTTGTCTCGCGCCACTTGTAACTTGTCTGCCAATCGTTGGGCTTGGAATGCACCAAATCAAATGCGGGATGATCCGTTGCAGGTGTGATCCTGTCGCCCTCCCGGCGCAGCACCGCGGCCGGAAGTTGGCCCATGTTGCTGGACAGAATGTAGTGGCAAGCGTAGACGCCGGACAGACACAGGGCTGATTCCGGCGTGACCGCGATCCGGTTTCCCTCGCCATGCAGGTACTCCTGTAAGTTTTGACCCGTCAGGGGGACACTCGGATCCTCTATGCTCCGACTCTCAAATAGAGTTGATAGGATCATCGACGCCCCCTCGCTGCCGCGCGCAGCGCGAATGCGAGCAACAACCCGCCTGCGGCGAGTAGCGACGGCCCCGTACCAAACTGCACGTACATCCCGGCCGCCACGCAGCCAAACCCAGCCAGGCCGGCCACATCAATAAGCAGATTTTTCATGTCACATCACCAGAATGTCGTCTTCGGTCAGGCTATCCAGCACCGAACCGTTGCGCTCGGCCAGCATCGCGCGGCCCACCGCCATGATCAGCGCCACCGCACCGTCGATTTTGTTGTCATTGCCCTGCTTGATCGGCCGCACCACGTCGTCGTTTCCGGGTAGGTGTTTGCCCACCACGTTGCCGATACACCAGGTCATGATCGGGTTTCCGTCGTGATGGAATCGCCCAGAACTGATGGCGGCCTCCAGTTCCTTCATGGGGTCGCTCATATTGGTGTAGTTCTGCACGATGGTGATGGGTGTCAAACCCTCGTCGTCCAGGTGATGCGATAGGTTCGTGGCGCCACTAGGATCAATAGGCGACTCCAGCACGGGATTTAGCCGATTTGCTTCCATGGCCTCAGCGTGAATTTCGCGATAATCGATCTCCGTGCCGTCTGTCGTGTACAGGTGGCCCGTATTGATCCATTTCTGGAAGCGCTCGGCCATTCTCCGGTTGTCGGTGTCGTTGGCCGTGTCCTCAGGCACCCAGAAGCGAGGGGCTATGCAGTAGTAATGCCGCCGGCCGTCAATATCTCGATAGAAGAGCCGCGCCATGCTGTTCATGTCCAGCTTGCGCGCCAGGTCGAAGCCAAGAAAGCTACTTTGCCCCTCGAACTGCTCCAAGGTGAGCGTTTCATCCTTGCAGGCTTCCCACTTCTGCATGTTGAAGTAGCCGGCCTTGGCCGTGACCCACAGGTTCAGATGCTTGGTCTTGAACGTGTTGGTAAAGCGTGCCTGCTTGATCGCGCGCTGCTGCTGGCTGATGAGGTAATCCGCATAGACGGAAACTCCCATGTTGGGGTTGGCCTTCGCCAATACCTTCGGGTCGGTCCAGTCGTCGCCCTCGTCCAGAGTCCAGATCCAGCCGAAAAGCTCATCGTTGGGGACGAGCCCATCCAACATTTCGATAACCTCTCGCCGCTTGTCGTAGCAAGGCCCCTCAATGTTCGCCCCCGCGGTCGTGATGATAAACATCAGCGGATGCCGACGAGCGCCCATGCCGGTCAGCATGGTTTCGTAGAGCGCGGCGGAGTCATGCTCGTGGTATTCATCCACAATGGAGCAGGACGGCGAAGCACCATCACCAGGGTTGCCGATGATGGGTTCAAAACGGCTTCCGTCTTCAGGGCGGGCCAGCGCCTGGGCGTTTACCTCGATGCCCATGTGCTCAACCAGCATGGGCGAGCGCAGAACCATTAGCCGCGCCGGCCGGAACACCTCCCATGCCTGCTTTTCAGACGTGGCGCCCGAGTAGACCTCGGCGCCAAACTCGTCGTCCGCGACGAACATGGAGATTCCCACGCCCGCAGCGATCACACTCTTGCCGTTCTTGCGGGGAACTTCCCAATAGGACTCGCGGAAGCGGCGCAAACCGCCCTTTTTCTTCACCCAGCCAAATGTCGCGCCCAGGCCGAACTTCTGCCACGGCTCCAGGGTCACCAGTTGCCGCTTAAAGGCCCATTCGCCCTTGGTGTGGGGCATCAGCTCGATGAGCGCGAGCTTCTTTTCCGCCTCCGCTGCGTTGAATCGGTACGGATACTTCGCCGCCTTGCTGGCGGCAAGGTCGTCCAGGTGGCGCTGGCATGCCAGCACGACGTAGCGGCAGGCCGGAACCTTGCCCTTCACCACGTCCTTTGCGAATTTCAGCGCCTGCGCCACCCGAGGGTACTGGGGCGCCGCCATGCATCAACCTCCGCCCAACAGCGCGGCAAACGGGTTGCCTTTACCGGGCTTTTTCGGCCCCTGCATACGCTGGCGACTGGACGGGTCCAACCCCAGAAATGACCCGTAGGTGGCCATTTGCTTCAAGGCCTCGTTGGCGACGGTCGCCGCCGGGTTCTTGAGCGGCCCGCCCTGCGACCCCGCGACCACAATTCCGTTCTTCTCGATGTCTTCCTCGGCACGTCTAAACCGGCCGTAGGCGGCGCAGTACGCCTCCAAGTTCTGGATATCAGTGGCCTGGAGAATCTTTTCCCGGCATAGCAACGGCGCCAGATGCTCCCAGAGGTCGCGTCCGTGGCCTTGCAACCACTCCGGCGCGTAAATATTGGTGATTTCCCCGTATGACGGGGTGTCTTTGTTGATAGTGCGCTTTCCGGGGTTGCCGGCGGCCAGCTTCTTTTCCGCTGGTTTCGGCTTACGCCCGGAGCGCCCTGCTACTCCTGCCATAGCCTGCTCCATTGGTCAAAAAGTGCGCAAAACGCGCTGCTCGCTAAATTTCATTTTTCGCGGGCGTAAAAAAAAGACGGAACGGGCGGTCCTGGGCGCCATCGACCCAGAGATTGACCCACCCCCTCCCCCTGGCGAGGCCGGCGAAACGGCGTCTAGGACCGGCGCAGCGGCCCGCTGGAGAAGGATCCGAGACGCAGCAAGCTCGGCTATCGTCTCGCCTTGGCGCGCGCCCTGGCGCTTTCCTTGGCTGTCTTACGTTTGTGGCAATCCATATTGATCGCGCAGAGGTTGACCGGATCATCCGTGCCGCCTTCCGCCTTCGAGATGCGGTGATCCACCTCTGTAGCGGGCAGCACGCGGGCAGTGCTCTTGCACTCGTCGCATTGGCACAGGTAGCGATCCCTTTTCAGGATCAACGCGCGCAGCCTATCCCAGTCCGTCCCATATCCGCGCTGATGCCTGTTGCCTCGCTGGCGATCCGGCTTCCAGCCCACAGCCTCGCCAGCGTGCTTGTCGCAGTAGCCCGGGTCCCGGACCAGGGCAGCGCAGCCGCGATGGCGACAAGGCAACAACGTTCGTCTCGCCATGCCAGTCCCTCTTGTTCCTGCCGGGTGCTACCTACTGCACACCGCCCGGCGCGATGACCCAACCCCCACACGCCATGCCCAGCGTGCGGCCCTCGGTAGCGGGAGGGGATGAGAATGGTTGCGCTGGCAGGATTCGAACCTGCGACCTCCGAGTTATGAGCCCGGCGCGCTATGCCGCCGATCTTTGCGCAGTTCTGCTATGGTTACAAGTTCCTACACTCACGACCATACGGTGACTCAATGACTGCTAGCAGTTTCGAAGACCGGTACGAACAGCTTTCTACACTATTGCTTACCACCCTTAAGGCCATCAATATGCTGTCGCCGGACGTTTCAAGACTGGCCATCGCTTCGGCAATTGGTGCCCGAAAAAACTCCGGAAAGGGTCACGAACTGCTAGATGCCGTTCTGCATGAGATTTTTCCGGGCAATCTGCCGAGTGATTTCACCAGTAAAGAGGAACTTGTTAAGTGCATTGAACGCTTGCAGGCTGCTTCGGCTAAGCTGAGCGGCTAGGTTTCTTAGTCCGCAACACTAGGTCATCGAAGTAGACCGAGGCCGAGTGCATTGACTCGATTATCTTCTTCTCATCAACGCGAAACGGCTCAAGCACCGGGGCAAGCGCCCACATCAAGAACCGCTTATATAGTCGCTTCAACATCGGTGACTCCAAGTAAATGGCCCCGACCGGATCATCCGTATCGGGGCCTGCTTTTAATCAAGGTGCAATTTCTTGATGCCTATAATGTCGCCGTTCTGTTTCAGGCATCAGTCGTGATCGTTATAGAAACTAAAGACCCTGGCAGGCTGTGGCATAGCATCTGCTGTGCTGCCAGAGAGCGCCGCTTAGAATGTTGGGAGAAGCTCCCTGATGGGCGACTTAGCCTGTTTGAATGGCCCACTAGGCACACCAGGATTTTCCTACTCGCAAGCCCCAACGAGGCGCGACAAAGATTGACCCTGATCGAATTTGACGGCGACCAGCCAACCAGTGCTGATGAGAAAATGAAAGTCCAACATCAGTTGGCGGATCAGCTCAGGAATTTGTTTTCTAGCGAAATCGACACTTGTTCAGTCGTCGAGCCAACGCGACACAGTTTCGGCGCAGCCCCGCACTGGGCCGCTGCCTAGAGAACTTGGAGCGGGCAGAGGGAATCGAACCCTCGCTGCGCGGCCTGGCAGGCCGGCGGCTCACCATGAGCATGCCCGCGGAAACACAAAAACCCGCCGGCTTTCGCCCGGCGGGTCGACCTGGTAACGCAAAGGCGCGTCTGATTGCTACCTTCTGGCTTTCGTACGCCGAATTAACCGCTGGATCGCATTCTCAACGCTAGACGCGGCGACCAACGTTTCGATTACCTTCAACGTGCCCATTTTTCGGTCGATGATTTGCACGACAGTGCCTGACGCCCTAGGTGCAGCCGCATCCTGCTCCTTCAGCTGCGCTATACGGCGGTACAACGTCCACAGCGGAATATCTATCCCCTGCTCACCAAGCTCACGCCGAACCGCTGGCGCCCTAGAATAGTCGTGCGACCGGATGACCCGATCTATCAAGCTCCTATCCTCTTCGGACATGTAGATAAACAACGGCCTATGTCGCATTTGTGAAAGCCCTCCCCTCCTCGCTATGAACTTCGCTGAACGTAGCGGGATCTAGAGTAGCCCTGAGAGGCTCAGTACTGCCAGAAATAGAGAGCGGAAGTCAGAAACGATGTCGCAATTGGCCCACTATCGACTGGCCCCACGCAGCCTCAAAGGCACATGCGACATCATCCGTAATCTCACGGAGCAGCACATCGAGCTCCCATCCGCGCTTCGGGAGGCCTAGAGGTTCCCAACACGGTCGACTGCGCCGCGATGTGGCCGCGATGGGAATCTGCCATCACCGCGACCAATATTTAGAGGCTTTCGCTCGGAGGGTCAATCGCGTAATGCAGTTGCGAACTGGTAGCTACCTTCCTGCTTTGGCATGTCGAGCCAAGCGTAGTACTGCCGTTTCCACCCGCGACGCTGCGACGTCCACCTCAATAACTTTCATGGTGCCCATTTTCCGGTCAATGATGTGCACAATCGTGCCGGATTCCATCGGCGCCGCGGCATCCAGAGCTTTCAATTGAGTCATGCGGCGATACAGCGTCCACAATGGAACATCTATTCCAAGCTCAGAAAGCTCTTGCCTCACTGTCGGCCCTCTTAGGTACCCGTGAGATCGAATGACGCGATCTATCGCCTTCCGATGTTTAGCTGACAACTCGGAATACAACAGCCGGTGCGCCATATCTCTGGAACCCTCCGCCATGAGCTTCCCCAAGTGTAGCGAGAGTTCGGCGTTAAACACCAGGTAGGAACTATGCTTTGATTAGCCCACGGAAAGTCGACCGGACTCTATCTCAAAGGCATGCGCAACCTCCTCCGAAATCTCATGGTCTAGCACGTCGTGCTTCCATCCTCGCTTCGGAGGCCAAGGTACGCCAAGCAGCGTCAGCTGCTTCTTGTTATAGCCCCCATTGGGGGTCTGCCATCTCAACAGCCAATCGTTGGTGACTTTCATTTAACAGGCCGGGAAGTGCAAAAACCCGCCGGCTTTCACGTGGCGGGTTTCTTGGGGCGGACTTCTGAGGAAATCCGTTATTGCTGATTATGGCGGGCGTTTTCGCCAATGTCAACGATCATGGGATAAAGCCTCCATCGCGCAGCAGCTTTTCCGCCGCAGCGTGCGCTGCCTGCTCAACACCGTAGATCGGCTCCGCCCCCTTCTTCTCTCGCGTGCCTCGCAACCAGTCATTGGCCCTGCCGCTGGCCCGCTCCACGCTGCGCACCTTGCAGGCATACTCATCGGCCAGCGATTGCAGCGTTCGAGCGCTGCCACTGTCGTAGTAGCGGCGCACAAGGGCATACAGGAGCTCACTGTGGGCTGTGCGCATCGAGAGGTACGCGCCCAGCGCCCCCGCGACCGTGTACAGCGCCGCCACCCAACCGGGGTGGTCCGCTTCGCTGTGGCAGTGCTTGCAACTCGCCACGCGCTGGCCATAGCGGGCATGAAGCGCTGCCACGTGGAGCGGATCCAGGTTCCGCTCGAGGAACTGTCGAACCTTGCCGATTTCCGCGCAGCCGTCGGCGCCAGACAGGGGGCCAGGCTCCCCCAGCCGGGTATCAGCAGCGCGGGCCATCGCAGGCCGATTCAGTGTGTGCCGCTCGTCACTGAAAGCGTAAGCCAGGGCCACGGCGAGCCGCGGGAACGGCGTATTGCGCTCGCTCATGCTTCCTCCGGCATCGCGTAAACGGGATAGACGGGCGGCGGCTCATTGCTACCACCTGCTATGCGCAGCCAGGTGTTCAGCTGCGCTCGCGCGTCAGCATCGTGGCGCGGGTGCCCGGCCCACAGCAGCATCCATTGACCGCGCTCGGTCGCGCTCAGCGTCATCAGGTGCTTGGCCAGCAGTCGGTCTAGGGTGGCGCGGTCGGCAAGCGCCACGCCCCCTCGGCAACGCCAGCAGCGACACGGCGCATAGGTCATGCCGGTGTCATAGGCCGGATCCGCGATTTGATGGGTACGGGCAATGATGGCGCCAGCAGCCCTTTCAAACGGGATTTCCAGCCAAGTTTCGGGGTCGTTGTGATCGAGCATGATCAGTTCCTCAAACGATTCCAGGGTTGTAGGGAGGGACGCGCAACACTCGCGCGACCAGCTCAACCGCAGAACCGTCTCGGACGGACTTCTCGGTAAAGCGCAACACCTTCCAGCCAGCAAGGGCCGCGGCGTTGTACTTCTCGGTGTCAGCGACGAAACCGGAGCCCCTGGTATGGCGCCCGTTCGTCCAAACACCGCCTTCAATCTCGACCGCGAACCGCTGTTCGGGCCAAGCGAAATCAAAGCGCCACATGCGCGGGGGCGCGAACCGGTACTCGCGCTGCGCCTCAAGCACCTTCAAAGCGCGCAGGTCACGCGCGAAGCGCTCCTCCAGCGCGCTGGGAGCCTTGGGGGCGCGCTTCGCCGTCATCTTCGCCACGGGGGCGCGCACAGCACGTGTCGCCATTACGCCGCCCCCAGGCGCGCGAGAGCCCTGTTGTGGCAATTCACCAGGATCGTGTGCCATTCGCCGCGGCGGGCCCAATAGGTCCGGCGGCATTCCTCGACCTCGGTCAGGTTGAATTCCTTCATCTTCACCAACTCCATCAGCCGGTTTTCGATCTTGGCCGGCAGCGCCTCTGTGTTCTTCTGTACCGTCATCTACTTGCTTATGTCCTGTGCTATTGCCTATCCGGCTTGGTGGACAGACCTCGCCCATCCAGGGGAGGCCTTCACATGCTGTCCGTCTCGGAGCCACATGACCCGTCAGCCTTTCCGATCAAGGGTGCTAACTTCGCCGCCCTCGCCCCTGTCTCAGATCTATCCCACAGTAGGAGCCTCTTCCCCGTGCCGCTGTCGTTAAGCTATGTCCGACCAGCGCGGGTGCCGTGCCGCCGCGTTACCCGCCCATAGCGGCCCTCCGCGCGGTCATCAGCTTCATGGCTACGGGCAGCACGCCGGCGCGCATGTGCAGGTCGTTGGCGTCCTCGCCGATCACGTCGCTCATGCAGTAGGCCAGGCCGGCATCCTTCGCCGCCCGCTCGCCCGCACCGCTCTTGTCGTTGTCGGCGAAGGCGTATTTCTTGCCTGGCACCTGGCCGGCGGCGTAGCGCAAGTTGCTGTCGCTGAAGCACACCAGGACGGCTGCGTTCAGGCGCAAGTGCTTGATCGCGGCATCGATGGACAGGCCGGTGGCATACCCCTCGCACAGGACCGTCTCAATGGCTCTGGCGGAGCCAATGCGAAGCACAGCGCCCGTCGCCCGCATTCCCGTCGCCATGCGCTTTACCCATTTCCGTTCAGCCGCGTCCCATCGGACGGTCTGCACGCCCAAGATGCGGTTGTTGGAAACGTCGCGCATCGGGATAACTAAGGCGTCGTCAGGTGCAACTAGGCCCTTCGCATCAGGGAAGCCCTTGCGGTGCAGATATCCGTGGACCTGCGGGACACAGCTACGGATCAGCCCTTCGGCCTGGCGCGCGGCCTGGACTTGGCGCGCGATACGCCGTTGCCGGTCAGCATCGCGCTTGCGTGCAAACTGCCGCTTTTCCTCGTCCGTCCAGGGCTTGAGCTCGCCCCCGTACCAATGGACCTCGCCGTCGCCATCCCAGGCCATGACCCAGCCCCGCTGGCCGTCCCAAAAGTAAGCGCCGTTCTTGCTGCGCTCGTGCGCCGTGGTGGCGCAGCGCCGGATACGGTCGCTCGGGTACAGGTCACCGACCAGCACCCCACAGGCGCGCGCGAATTCGCTAAACGTTTGCATTCGCGCCCCCCTTTGTCTTGCTCTTCATGTAGGCAATCAACAACGATGAGATTTTTCCCAGGGTGTTGCGTGTAGGCGGGGTGTGCGGCATGTCGTGAAACTTCCAATCCCACGAGGGCCAGCCCCCCGTGATTTCGTGAAACAGCGCCCGCGCGCGCTTTTCCTGCTTGTCCTCGGCGGACTTCTCGCGGGCGTAGGTGCATAGCTGCTCGTAGAGGTGGCGCCTGTCGTCGGCCAATTTCTTGTTGCCGAGCATTACGGGCAACATCTCGCCGGCCTCGACTTCGACGAGCGCTTGCTTCTGCACCTCGAAGCCGCAGGCCATGCAGCGGCGCGCAAACGGGGTGTGGCCGCAGGAGGGGCAACCTTCCCGTTCGCTCTCCTTCGTCTCGCGGCGGATCTCCTTGTCCAGCTTCTCGCCCGAGTCCAGAGCGATCAAGCCGTTGTAGAAGATGCTCTCGAAGTCTTTCAGGAAGCGGATGAAATTGCCGCTGTGGTCCAGCAGGATGCAATCCGTCTTGCCCGTCTCCGGGGATGAGCGCAGGCCGCGCCCCCACATCTGAATCGCGGTAGAAAGCGACTTTCGCAAGGGGCGGCAGTCGATCACGCAGCCCACATCCTTTACGTCAAAGCCTTTGGCCAGCGCTTCGACACTGACCAGGATGCGGATGACCGAATCCGGCTTCTCGTACTCCGCCAGGAGCATGTCCCGTTCGGTCTGCGTGGTGTTCTGGCTGTAGACGGCCGCCATGACGCCGGCCTCGTTGAACTGGCGGCAAAGCTCCTCGCAGTGGGCGATGGTCGAGCCGAAGCAGATGGTCTTCCGGCCTTCGCCGTGCCGAATCCACTCCGACACCACGTCGCCCACAATTCCCATGCCGCGCTCAGCGGCTGCCGCTTCGGTCCATTCGCCGCCAGCCGTTGCCGCGCCATCCATGTTGACGCGTTTGGCGCTCAAGACGCGCATCGGGACAAGAATCCCCTGCTGCGTCAGATCGTTCATGGTGGCGGCGTTGATCAGGTTGCTGAACAACTTGCCCAGGCCAGGCGAAAACGGTGTAGCGGAAAGGCCGATCACCGAAGCCTTGCACGTCTGGATGTGTTCGGTCCAAACGCTCAGCTGTGTATGCGCTTCATCAATGATAATCACGTCCGAGGCGGGCCAACCTCGGCTAGCCAAGGTCTGCGCGCTTGCGATCTGAAGCGGCATGCTGGGGTTCACCCGCCAGTGGCTGGACTGGATGATCCCGTGGCAGCTCAAGCCGTAGCCATCGGCAGCCTTGCTTGTCTGGTTGATAAGCGCCACCCGGTCGCACACAAACGTTGCGCGTTTGCCGAGCTTCAGTGCTTCATAGGCCACGCGTAGACCGAGATAGGTTTTTCCCGCCCCGGTCGGAGCCATGAGCAGCTGGTTCTTATGCCCAGCCCGCCGACCGGCGCGCAGCGCTTCATGCGCGCTAACCTGGAAGTCGCGGGGCTTCTGAAAATGAACGGCGCTGAGGTCGATTTCTTCGGCGAACAGGGTCTGGTTCATGATGCACCCATCCTCTTCTGCAGGGCGTTGAGCTTGCGCTTGTAGGACTTGGCCGACTGGACCGCTGCCTCTTTTTCATTCATCAACCCATTGACGCGCGTCTTCAAAACGCGGATTTCCTCCGCCTGGCGTGCCACTTCCTCCATCGCTGCGGCCAACTTGTCGTCGGCCTCGAAAACGCGTCCCATCATCTCGTTGTCGGCGCGCAGGCGCTCATAGTCGGCCAGCATCTCGGCTTGCGCGTCGCCGCCGCCCGCGCTGTCGGCCTGGTCGGAAATGGACGGTGCCGACTCGGATGCCGCCGGTCCTGGCGGTGCGGATTTCGCTGCTTTGCGTGCGGCCTTCTTGATCGCCTCTGAGCCTTCCGCGGCGAGCGCGATCTGCTCTTCCTGCGGCAGGCTGGCGACAGCCGCAGCGTCCTTCAATGACACCGCCCCCGTCTTCACAGCGTCCTTGATTTCGGCCGCCGCCTTTCGGCTGACACTTTTGGCCTGCTCGATGGATCTGACGCTCACTCCAGCGGCTGCCGCCATGTCGGCAGCAGACTTGGCAGCTAATTCCGCACCGAGTGCGGAATTAGCGCTGGTAGGCTTGCCAACCGAGCGCCACTGCCACAGTTCTGTTTCAATCAACGCCCAGGCCCCAGCGGACAGGTGGCGACGCTCCTTGTTCTGCGCCTTGACAAAATCAATCGGGTCAACGTCGCCCAGTTCCGCCATAGGGCAAGGCATGCCCAATTCTTGGCTCGCGCTGTAGCGGTGCCAACCGTCGATCACCATCCCCTCGTACAGGGTGATGGGGTTCTGGACGCCGATGTTTTCGATGCTGTCCTTGAGTGCCTGGAACTCGGCAGCGCTCATGGCGGGGAACGCGGCCGATAGAGGATGCTGAACGTATGCCATGTTCATGCGTCTCCCGACCCGATCCACACAGCGCCTGGCGCCGGCGGCGTTGTTGTGTCGCCGGGGATGTGATCTCGCGCGCCGCCGCTCGTCCCCGCCATTGGCTCCGGCAGGAATCCATCAAACGACCAGGTCGGCACTTGAAACCAGCTGCAGATTTCCTCTGTGGTGAATGCCCGGGTATCGGCGTTAGACATGGGCACTCTCCCGCTCAGAATGCGCAAGATCAGGCCAGAGGCTTTGCCACTCGTTCGGATGGAGCCGAACGAACGCCGCAAAGACACGATCGGCTATCTTGGGGGGCAAATCTTCCGGCCATTGGCGGACGCCCTGATAGGTGATGCCCAGGGCAGCGGCGGCCGCAGTGATGGATCCGCCCAACATTTCGATTGCACGAGCTTTTTTCATGCCCACATTGAATCATGATTCAGTATGATGAGCAACCATAATTCAATCACTACAGGCGAAACTTTGAATCATGATTCAGACCTACGCAGACCGCCTCCTCCTCGCCATGAGCCAGCGCAATGTCGATGTGACTACGCTGGCCAAAGCGTTGGGCATGAGCTATCAAGGCGTTAAGCGCGTGACGGACGGCAAGTCCAAAGCGTTTACCGCAGCCAATAATGAAGAGGCCGCCCATTTCCTTCGCGTATCGCCCCGATGGCTGGCGACTGGTCAGGGCGATATGGACGCAGGCGCAGTTCGCGCGCCAGACCCTTGGCCGCTGCCCTTCGTAGAAGAGGCAGACGTGCGGGCTTTACCTCCTGAGCAGCTAACTGCGCTAGGCGTCGCCGTGGCCCTGGCCGTGGCACAGTTGAAACTCAATATCAAGGTTTCGCCACAAACGGCAGCTGCGCCATCATCAGCAAGTACCGCCCTACGTGCGCACAAGCCAGGCGCGTTGGTGGACATCGACGCTGCGGATGACCCTTTCCCGATGCGTATTCCCGGATTGCCGCCCGCCCCCTGGGATGTCGAGCGCACGGCGCCACGCGCCGATTCGCTATTGCGAATCAGCACCCAGGCGGGCGTCACCGCCAATGCAGGACCTGGAGAGCCGCACGCGGCCAATGACGAGTTTGAAGAAGTGCCAGAGTTGGCAGAGGTGCGCCTGGCTGCGGGCGATGGCATCGAGAACCATAGCGAAGACCAGACTGGCATGATCCAGTTCCGCCGCTCCTTCCTGAAGGCGGTAGGCGCGGACAACGGAAAGGCACGCGTGGTGTATGCAAAAGGCGACAGCATGGAACCTGTCATCCGCGACGGGGCTGCGCTGCTAGTCGTTCCGAACGAGAACCTGACGCTGCGTGACTTGGCTGCGGGCGGCGTCTACGCCATCAATTACGACGGCAAGATGCTGGTGAAGACCGTTGCCAAAGACAAACTCACCGGGCGGTGGGTCGCGCGTTCATTCAATCCTGCATATGCGGACATTCCGCTGGAGAACGGTCATCCTGCTCGCGTGCTGGGGCAGGTCGTTTGGACGGGCGCCCGCCTGCGCGATGACGAGGCCGGGCAGTGGATCCGTGAACGCTGATCGTGCCGTGACACAAATCGAGCCACCTTCGGGTGGCTTTTTTTATGCACCATCAGCCAAACGATTGAATTATGGTTGACCTGCTATTTGAATCATGATTCAATTGCCACACGATGCAGAATCGCTCCGCATCCCGCCAAATTACAGGCGTCGTTCTTTTCTGCTCCCTTCCAGCCCCGCTGGAAAAGCAAAGCCCCGAATCTGTTAGCGCAGACCGGGGCTTCGAAAGTACAGCAGTTAGCGCTGCTGCCTTCCATCTGGACAGCCATCGGAGGCAATTATGTCCAAGCAAGTTATCCGCCCGCAAGGCGCGGAGGGGATTTCTCACGCGTGCACTTTAGCACAACCCCCTCACGCTCCGGTATCTGGTGATTCATCCAGTACCGTTCCCGTTGATGGTTTCCGCGCCGCCGAGCAATGGCATAGCCAGCTGTGCGCCAATGCCAAGGCGGCAGCAGGTCACCTCTTCCCTTCCTTGCTTCGCCAGCGCTTTACCGCCCTTCCTGAAACCGCTCAGGGCGACTTCCTGGACGGTGTTGGGGCTCTATTCGTGGCCTGGGAAGTGTTTGGCCCCCCCGTTCCTGGTTGCCAAAACCTCCGCGAGGATGTAGCCCTCAGCGGAATGACGCCGGCACAACAGAACGCCTGGGCCGAAGAGCAAGACAAAAACGAAGGGGAAAGCGCATGAAGAGGCCTCCGCTCATCATCCGCTCAAACGGCCGCGACCTAGCGTTTTGCATCGGCGCCGGCCCGAATAACCCCGACTCTGCAGATGCTCTTGCCGTGAACCCCCTCGCACCGCCCGAAATTGTTCTTTCGGCAGCCGCTGAACGGGTCAAGCGCATCCAGACATTGAGCCGGCCGCTCTACTACGTGTCTGACGAAGCGGCGGACCAGATCCCCGCTGAAGCACTCACGGACTTCGTGGCGGCGCTGGGCGCGCTCGCCGAGGAAGCTGGCCAATTACTGGACCACGCTACGACCCTCCAACACCTGGCAAAGCGGGGTGAAGCATGAGCCTTGAAGCACACTACCTTCGCTGCCGGGTCGGTGACCTGGTCATGATCGTTCGGAGCAAGAACCCGGCGCGCATGGGGCGTATTGGCGTCGTCGTTTGCAGCGCCAAAGGCGCCGCCGCTGCGGCCCTCGCGCCCCCTGAAGACCTCGCGGAGGTTCAGCGGCGCGACTGGATCGTTGACTTTGAGGGGCAACCGGACATCACCTATCGGGATGGCCAGCTCTGCGTGACGCACCGCCTCGCCTGCGCGGATGTGGCCCTTAGGCCGCTACGCGGCACCCCCGAAGACCTTGCATGCCAAACCGATTTGGTCATTGGGAGTGAGGCATGAATAAGCGCACGTTGACCATCAAGGAGGCCTGCGAAGCGTTAGACCGGGCGGCTGAGGCATTGCGCCGCACCGAGTCGCTATTCCACGTCATCGCCCATGCCCGCCAAACCGGCCTCGAAGACCAATTGAACACCCTGGACATGGCGGAGATCGGAATCCAAATTTCCGGCGAGGTGGCTGAACAGACACAGGACTGGGCCGACCTTTTCCGCCCTCTCCTGGCGAAAGCCGATGAGGTGGCGCGATGAGCAACACATCCGTCAGCGTCAACATCGCAGAGGTCAGCCTCTACCTCGAGTGCATGGAGGAGCAGAAGGAGCGCCTGCGCGCCCTATTGTCAGTGTTGAACGAATCAGCGGAAGTTCGAGACCTGACGCCTAACGTGACGATGCTGCTCGCCCTCGCCCTGCACATCGCTGAGGACCATAAGCATTGGTATAGCCTGAAGGAAGCTGTAGGGCTGCGCGTCCGGACGGAGGTAACACGATGAGCCGGCCTCGTAATCCCACCGAGCAACTCGCCGCCGCCGTGCGCGGTCGCGCTCTCTACGTCCGCCTGTACGACAAGGCCATGGCCGAACTATCCGAGGTCAAGGCCGACGCCGCTGCGATGCGAGAACGCTGCGCCACCCTGGCCAGCGCGCTCGAGATCACCACAAGCATCCTCGAAGCCTCGTCGGACCCGCACCTGAAAGCCAGCGCCACCGCGGCGCGCAACCTGTTGAACACCGCGGGGCGCGCCCCCGCCTCGGAGGCATACCAATGAAGAGCCCCAAGATCTACACGCCCAGCGAAGTCTCCGTTCACATCGATTTTCTGCGCGAGCATGACGCTACCATCCGTCGCGCACTGGAAGCCTGCGCCGAGAAAGACTCGCCCATATTCGGCTCCGTGTATGGGGCTACCGCCGACATGCTGGAAGGCTTGCTCAACCAGCTTGAACAGGCTTGGCACGCCGCGACGGGGGTGAAGTACGAGCCGATCTGCGACCTTGCGGATGCTGTTGGCACAAGCACCGACACCATCGTGCATTTTTTGGTCGGCTTGGGGCTGGCCACCGGTACGCCCGAACGCCACGCCCCCACGCTGCTGGGCGCTCGGTTCAGCACTCCGGACGGTCTCTGGGATTCCCGCCTGCATGATGTGATTTCGGCTCAGTTTGTCGTGTACGGAGCCACGAACGAGGCTCAGAACGAAGCCGTCAATCGTCTGCGCCGGATTGCCGATGCCGAATCCCATGACGGGAGGCCGGCATGAAGCAATCCGACCTGAACCATCTGCGGCGCCTGCTGGGCTGGATCCGTTGCGAAATCGGCCAGGGTCTGGCCGAGCTACAGCAGACCATGATCGACGTGGCCGAAGGCCTAGGCCATCCGGAAATCGGCCCTGAAGCCAAGGCCCGCCTAGTCGAAACCTACCGCCGCGCAGAGGCCATCCCCCTGTACGTGCGCGACGCCGTCAAGGCGCTGGAGAAGGCCCTGGCAGCCGGCGGGCGCGACCGTGGTGTTGAAACGGCCCGCGCCACCGCTGAAACCCGCGCCAACATTGGGCTTGCCCCTGGTGCCAAGAATCTGCAGGTGATGCAGGAGGCCCTGCGCCTGATGCCACCTTATGAGGCGCGGCGGGTCGCGCGCGAGGCTGATGCTGTGTCCGGCACAGTAACGCCTGAACATTACGTCCTTTCCGGCGCCGTGGAAGTGCTGTCCAAGCTGTGCTCCCCTGCAGCCGATGGCTGGCGACTGGTCCCCATCGAACCGACCGAGGCTATGGAGCAAGCTGCCGCCGATTACCTCGACGCATGCGTCAAAGCGTGGGGCCTTTGGCGTGCCATGCTCGATGCCGCACCGTCGGCCCCAATGGCAAGCGCCCCTGTAGCCACGCCGAAGCGCGCGCCGGTTGATGACGGCATTTGCTGGTCCTCGAAGGAAATTCAGCGCCGCCAGAAGGAGGAAGACAATGCCCGCGCCGCCCAGGCCGAACGCCAGCGGCGCGCCGATGAACTCTCTTACATCGCAAGGCTGCGCGACGCCCTCATTCTCGCCCGAGACTCGCACGGCATTTGCCTGCTTACGGATCCGCCACAGGACGCATGGAAGGCTCGCGGCGTCAATGAAGTGATCCGCGCCGCCCTGTCCGCGCAACCGGCAGAGAAGCCGGAAAATTCTTCACCCTCACTGACCCCCAGCCCACGCGAGGCAACGGCTTCGGGATCTCAGGAAACCGGCAACTCTCGCATTGCAGCTCAGGCGGGCCAACTGGCACGCGCCCTTGACGCTCTGGAACGCCTGACCGCTGAATGCGCTCGCGCTGATGCCCAGGCTGCCAAGGAGCTACAACGCACGTTCATCTACCCGGACACACTGGCGGCTGCCCGGCGCGTTCTCGCGGCGATCAGGCGGGAGGGCGGGACATGCTAACTTTCACGGTTTCCAATCTCGCCCAGGCTCAGCCATCCCGCTGGCCGTTCCCGACCGATGGACGAAGAAGCCAAGAAGCCCCAACGCACGAAGGCCGCCCCCAAGGTCCTGCGCTGCTCGTTTTGCAAGAAGTCGCAGTACGAGATCAGCAAGCTGATAGCCGGGCCGAAGGTGTTCATCTGCGACGAGTGCATAGACTTGTGCAACGAGATCATCGCGGAGGAGGCGTTCGAACTTGCCAAGGCGGAGCCAGCCAAGTTGACCGCGTACATCTTGCGGCAGCAGGAAGCCATGCGGGAACATCAGGATCGAATCGTGGATGCGGCCAAGGCCTTGGGAGCATCGCTCGCCCCTGGCACCGATTCGCCGCACTGACCGACACGCACCAACGCCGCCCCCACCCAGCGGCGCTGCGTTATGATTCGGCCGTCACCGGACCAACGGTGAACGGGCGTGGAAACCCGGATAACCAGCACCGCCGTCCCTGCACAAGGAACGGCTTACGCGTCCGCGCGTCTCCCTCTTTGGTGGCGCCGAACGGGGCCAGCTTCGGCTGGGCCGGGCCGCTGGTTCCGGTTTTCCACCCCCGTTCGTGCGCTGCCGCCCCCCACCCCCCAGAAGTTCGCGGAGGCCGGCTATGGCCCGCTTCGTGACGATAGCGCGCGCCTCGGTGCTTACCGGATACTCCGAGGATGCCATCCGCTCAAAAATCCGTGATGACATCTGGCGCGAAGGTAAAGAATGGATTCGGGCTCCAGACACCCGGATTCTCATCGACATGGAAGGGTACGAAAAATGGGTAGAGACGGGAGAGGTGTTAAAGCTGCCTCGGAAAGCAGCATCGAAATCACGTTCCAGTACAAGGGGCGGCGCTGCCGTGAGCGGATCCCTCTCAAGCCCACGCCCTCTAATCTGAAACGCGCCGAGCAGCACCGTGGCGCGATCCTTCATGCGATTGCCACGGGCGTTTTCGACTACGCAGCCACCTTTCCGAACAGTACGCGCGCTGGGCTGTATGCAGACAGCCCGGCGCAAGTGTTGTCCGTCGAAAAGTATCTAGACGACTGGCTGGACGCACGCAAGCCGACGCTGAAGGCCAGCACGTACCAGGGATACCGCAGCATCGTCGATGGGCTATTGATCCCCCAATTCGGGGCGACCATGTTGAGCGAACTGAAATGGCCGGCCATCAAGACGTGGCTTGCGAAACTCGGTGGCGACCGCCCCCCAAGCAACAAACGTCTCTCCAACGTCCAAAGCTGCCTACGCTCCGCTTTGGAGGATGCAGTGGAGGATGAACTGCTGGATGACAACTGCATGCGCGGTCGGCACTACAGCCGGCAAGAGCAACCAGTAGAAGAAGGAGACGATGACGAGGTTGACCCCTTCACCCCGGAAGAACAAGCCGCAATTCTGTCGAACCTGCCTGATCAGACTCGCAACTATGCCCTCGTAGCGCTCTGGACGGGCCTGCGCCCCAGCGAACAAATTGCCCTCAACTGGTCGGATATTGATTGGAATCGGGGCGTAATCCTTGTGCGCAAGGCCATTACGCGGGCGGCGAAGGGGGTAGCCGAAATGCCCAAGACCAAATCAAGCCGCCGCGAGGTCAAGATTCTGGCGCCTGCCCTACAGGCAATCAACGCTCAGAAATCGCACACATGGGTAGGCTCGGAGCCGCATGGGGAATTGTTCCGGAATCCAGGAACGGGGGAACGATGGTCTAGCAGCCAGGCGGTACAGAAAGTCTGGGCCACCGCGCTCAAGCGAGCTAAGGTGAGATATCGACGCCCGTATCAAATGCGCCACACCTTCGCCAGCATGATGCTATCGGCCGGTGAACACCCGATGTGGGTCGCCCAGCAGATGGGCCACAAAGACTGGGCCATGATCATCCGCGTGTACGGAAAGTGGATGCCATCCGCTGACCTAAACGCCGGCGGCAAGGCCGTCGACCTCTTCGGGGAAAAGCTGGCATTAAGTTGTCAATCTGGAGCCAACACAGCCCCAAAACAGCCAAAAACAATGACAGGCTAA